ATGTAATCACCTATTCCTAATTTTTTATCTAATTTTTGAGTATAAATATCTTTTAAATCTTTTAATGCAGGATAACTAGCAGAAGTGTAATATGTAGGGTCTCCTATATAATCATCTAACCTAAACCCACCTAGTGTATAAATTATATCTTCATTAACCTCAAAAGTTGGTGAGAAAAATACACCTACATCTGAAAAATCAAGTGGTTGTCTATCTTGGGGTGAAGTTTCAACTGAAATGAATGGATCTAAGAAATTATCATCAAATGTTCCATTATCAATCCTTACTTTATCTGAGACCATTCCTGAACCTACAGTATCTGGTGTAGTTAAGTGGTGGGTTTCTTCTATAGAATAAGTTTTTGCTATCCTTAAAGTTGCACCATTACTTGTATAAGTAAACCCATCAATGTTAGGTATTTTATTATATTTAGGGTTTGAGTGGGCATTAATAATAACAGTATCTTCATCTATATCTTCAATATCTGAACCTAAAGGGAATCTAAACTTCAGTGTATCATAACTTGAACTAATAGTATTACCATTATAATTAAAAGGAGATAATGATTGGGTTACTATAGTATTCTCTGTAAGTATTTCTGTGTATGCTCTGGCTTCTTGGGCTCTACTGTTTCTATAAAGGTTAGCATTAGTAATCCCAAAAATCCCATCATTATCATTATCCATAGGGATATAGTATAAATTATGATTAGTTTCCTGGAATACGTTTTCAGCAGTTAAAGTAAGTTTTTGTAAAAATGTATTTTTATTAAATGAAGTTTGAGTAGCATAAATATTTATTTGGTTAGATGAACCACTGTCCCAAGTAAGGCTAAAATTCCAAGGTTTCCCATTAAATAAAGGAATTAAAGAACTTGTAATTACTGTGGTAGAACTAATACTATCAGAAAGACTACCAGTACATACTACTAATTTACCAAAAGAAGCACTTACATTAGGTTCTACTAACTCATTATTACTTTTAGATACAAAAAGAGCAAAACTATTATCATTAGAATTTTCATTGTGGATGGCAAATATAGGGACTTCACTAGATGCACTTGGAATAACTCTTATTTGTGCCGTTTTAATACTTTCGGCTGGAGTAGGGTCTGTGATTGCGTTATTAATTTGAACTAACCCACGGTAGGCACCATTACTACCTACATCCACCATTCGGCTTTCTTTTTGATAACTAAATGTTCTAAATCCCGTTTTATCTACTAATGGTCCACCAAATTCTTTAACGTGCAATACTGTTTCTGGAATACCATAACACGCAATTAATGCTTTTAAACCACGTTTAGTACCTTTTGTTTTTAAAAGATATGGAGTATTATGGTATAATCTTTTCCAGATTTCTTTTGATATATCACCTTTAGGAATCGATCCTGCATTTGATGCAGAAACCATAGTTGAAAATGTATTTGGGGATTGATATTGGAACGTGCCATTACCATCATCACCTATAAGGTATTCATATATAGAAGAATTTTCAAATTGACTATAACCCCTAATACCTTTTTCTGTTAGAGCATTAAATACTAATTCTTTAGAAATACCATCATTTAACCCACTATATGCTTGGGGTTTATCAGTTATACTATCTATATAAGCCCATATACCATCAAAATGTTGGGCTATCATTTCTGTAAATAGTATATAACCTTCGTTTTGAGGGTTGTTTTGTATATCTGGGGGTATTGTATTTACTAAATTATATGGATTATAGCTATCAAATTTACTAGCGCTTAACATTTGTCCCCCGTAAAATTCATTTTGATCATCATCTATAGGAGCCCCAAACCAAGAAGTAGCAGCTGTTGAATTTACTTTTGCATTAGTATAAGGTTTACCTATATTAATTTTAGGCCATGCATAAGTACCTGATTCATAATATAAATACCTTTCATAATAATCAAATCCTCCTATTAACTTATCTCTTTTATTTCTAAAAATATTTATATTTTGGGTTGTAGGAGATGATTCTGATATACTACCCGTTATATTACCTAATGTTGCTAGTGAACTTGAATATGATTCTAATAATTCTAGCTTATATTTAAAGTTTTTTAATCTTTCAGTTGCAGAACTAAAATGAATAAAGTTTTCAAAAGTATATCCTGATGGAGTATTAGGATTATCAAATTCTAAATCTATAGGAATACTTCCACTAAAATAATTTTGTATGTTCTGAAAACTAGATGTTACTGCTCCCTGATTTAAAATATCATCATAGGTTCTAAATTTAGAAGGAACAGTATATTCTTGGGAAAATTGTATATCAAAATTAGGTGCTCTTAGCTCTACTCCTATATCTTCACTAGTAGAAGGACCTAAATCTATAGTTGCTTCTAAAGGATTTATTATTTCTTCATATATTCTAAAAGAAGAATTAACACTTATATTTGTAGTTAAAGGATCATAAAGTTTAATTAACCCTGAATCTGTATCTATCTGGGTATTTACTACTAAACCTGTTTCTCCACTAGAAAAACTTATATTTACATCCTTTACAAAGGATGCATTATTAACATTAGCTATTAAATTTTGTAAAGCATTATTAAAAGCATCTTCTGCTAAAATAGAAGACGCAAATCTGATTTCAGTTCTAGAGGGAGAAATTTCCGATATATAAAACGGTCTTTCAAAAGTATTTACAAGTAATTTTCGTTGAAATGAAAATATTAATTTATATTTACCATTTTCAAAACCATAATCTTTTAAAACTTGAATATAATCTATATCAATAGAATCTACTAGATTTCCCTGACCTCCCCCACTATAATATGCTGTATAATCTGTAAATTGTTCATCATTAATGACAATATTACCATTAATGTCACGTATAGTTAGTTCTATAGAATCATTTTCTTGACCAAATTTTCTATAAAGTAATTTAGATTGTAAATCCTCTAAATCGGCTTGTCCTATAGTTTCTATCGTATTTAAATCTAATAACATTATATTATATTATGCATTTGCGTAATAACCTGTATTCCAGAAAAATTGTGCTGTAGTGAGGTTATCTTTCCAATAGTCCAATATAGCTACACCATCATCTTGTCTATTTCCCGATGATCTTCTTTTATAATCCGTTACCCATTCTGTATAGGTTCTTCTGAGATTCCCTGCTCTATCTCCCCCGGGCCCTCCTCTTTCGTAAGCATCATCAAAGTCTCTAACTATTTTATCTTTATTACTAGTTTTAAATTCATAACCATTAGGTAATCCACTATAAGCAGATAATTGTTGAATAGCAAACTTTATTCCGCGAACATATTGAGTTTCTTCCCAATAAAAATCTGGATTGCTTAGGTTTCCTAATGATTCTAATGCAGCGTTTTGATCAAGTACTTCTTCTACTTCTGATTCAACTTCTTGGATTGCTAATTGTTGTAGTAAGTCTTGATTTTCTAAACTTAGTTCTTGTATCCGAGCACTTAAATTTTGTATTTCTTGGTCTTTAGGATCAATAAAATTTCTAAAATAATCAGTACTATCTATAATTAATCTTTCATGGGAAAATTCTCCTTGTTTAGGGATATCATAAAATAATCTCCTATATTGGTTAAAAAAATCATCTATATTTACAGATTCTTTTCTATTATTTAATTCATTAAAATTAACATCTATTTTTCTTCTAAAACCTGAATTACTAAAAATTTGTCTTTGAAATACAATTTCTCCCTCAAGATTTCTAGGAACAGATGTAGGTACATCAGGCATTTCATAATTACTAATATCAAATGCAGGTGATTTTCCAGATTGACCTTTTGTTTGAGTTTCGCCCGTTTGAACTCCAGAATCTCCTTTACTACTAGCTAAAGAAGTTGGGGGTGGTGTGTATCCGTATGCCATTATGTTTTAACTACTTTAAAATAATAATTATCATCATAAACCTGAATACCATCATTATTTTCGTGTTTAAATAATAATTTATAGTATCTTTCTTCTTGTAAACCATTCATATATATTTTAAAATGCATTCCTTCTGCATCGGCACTTAGCTTTGATTCTTCGCCAAAAGGAATTAATACTTCTTCAGTAGCATAATCAACTAAGGAATAAAATGATCTACTAGTAAAATATTTAACATCTAAAAAATTAGAAGTTGTAGTAAACTTTCTTGTAGGATATAAATCTCTTACGTTAAGTCTAAATTTATATTCTTCAGAAGTTCTAAATTTTTCTTTATTATTTCTTAAAGTAACATAACATTCTCCTGTTGATTTAACTTTATCATTTGTGGCAGAACCCGTATCATATATCGAATCATCCCAAGAAATATCTAAAAATGGTGGAAATATAGTATGAGTATCCATAGAAAAGAAATTTAATTCTCCATCATCTATAGCTGTAAATTCTTGTGAATCACTTCTTTTAATTAAGAAACCATTATTAGTTATACCATTAGGATAAGTATCAGAAAATAAACTACTACTAGTATGTTTTAATAAAGGACTTGTAATATTAAAAGATAAGTCTAGATCATCATTATAACCATAAGTTCTATCTACCTCAAAACCCGAACCAGTATACCATACTCCTCCACCAGGTGAAGCTTTTATAAAACTAGCAGTAGCTCCTAAAGGTATATCTGCAGAAGCTGTAGGCCATTTAGACCCAAATGAATCATTAGTAGTAGCTTGGGGATATACTTCAAGGTTTTGGTCTACACTTAATTCACGATGTTCTGTTTGGAATAAATTAAGGCTTGCACTAAAAAGACCAGATTGGACTTTATTTTGAAGTACATCATTAATTTCGGATTGTTTAAACTGGATTAAAATTCTACTAGGATAAAAATTTAAATCTGTGTTAGATTCTTCATCTTGAATAGTTAAAACTTCATCAATACCCGTATTAAGTATTGCTCTCGTAGGATGAGAGAATATTGTTGTATCTTTTTCGGGGAATAAAAAATAATGTGCCATAATATTAAATAGTTACTCTACCAATAATGTCACTATTGGGATATTTGATTTCAAAAATACTAGGATCTAGCGAAGGATAAATAACATTATTTTGAGTAGCAGCGACTAAATTATATTTAAATTTAGAATAGCCTGAATTTTCACCAAATACATTTTCAAAATTTATATTGTTTACTGTTTGTACTCCTGTCACGTTATATAATCTCCCAATTACGTCTCCTATATTAATAGGTTGATTTATTTGCCAATTTTTAATGTCAAAAAAGTTTTTAAGATTATTAACGCAATTTAATAATACTTGATCGTTTGAATAACCAGATCTTACTGTAAGATCAAATTCTACTTTAAAGTTAATTACAGATGCTTCTTTAATATTAATAGAATCAGTAAGCATTCTATATTGTTCTAAGTAAGTAGCTAAATTTATTTTAGCAGCTTCTGAAAGAGGGCTTAAATTTCCTCTTGGATCGTATCCTAAAGTATATAAATTTAATGCATTAGGATTACTAATTCTTTTATTAGTATCTAAAGATATTTGGGTATCTTGTGTTATATATGTTTTAGCTACTTTACCAAATTGAGGAGGCATAGCTAAAGATCTAAACATATAATCTTCTTTAGTAACAGTTCGTTGTTGTGCTGAAAAATTAGCTATTGCATTTAATCTAATATCTTGTAAACTATCACCAGGACCACCTCCAGTAGCTGGTTGTGGATTGTTACTTTCTATTGTATTTTTAATAGTATTTAATAGCCCACTATTTAAGTTTCCTTTTCGAGGTGTAATTAATATGGAGTCTCTTCTATTAATAGTATTAGCATTTTGATTAGAATTAATTCCTCCCCCTACTAAGTAAGTTACAGTTAATGTAGTATTTGAAGGGACTTCTCCATAAGCCTTAGTATATAAAAAGTTTGAAGGGTCATATGCTTTATCTAGTAGTGATCTTCCATCTTTTATTCCCAAACCTATATTATCTGGATTAGGTATTATTGTAGTATCATCACCACTTGTAGCTCCTGCTCCAAAATGTATTTCTAATCTTTTATTGGATAAAAATCTTGTAACAAATCTTTTAGATACTTTTTTAGTTCTTAATAAAAAAGGTACTTGTCCCTCATACTGATTTAAATTAGGATCACTTGCTTCAACATTAGGGACTTCTTCAAAAATAGTTTCTTGGGCTAAATAAGGGACTTCTGTATATTCATTTCCATCTGAATCAACAATTGATTGAATTCCTATTATATTAGAATCATCTAAAGATAAGGTTTTAAATCTTTCAGCATTGCCAATATTAAAAGAAGTTGTTTTAACCTCAGCACTAATTGCTTTAACGTTCTTTTTAAGAAGGTAAGTATCTGGTTGCGTACCTCCTTCTACAGTAGCATATACTGTTTGTTCTGTTGGGTCAAAAGAAGAACTAAATGCAAAATTTACATCATTTTGGATTAAAAAACTTACTCCACTATTATTATTGGGTAAAAATGATGAATTTTTTCTTATCCTTAAAGCATAATCATAATCAGGTTCTCCATCATCAGTAGCAGGGATTTGCTGAAATATTTCTAAATCTACAGAAGCTGGATTAGTAACAACAGGTATATAACCTAAATTATAAGCTAAAGCATAAATATTTTCACGTTCTTGAGCATATTGTAAAAAAGTTTCTTGTATTTGAGCATCTGTATAGAAAGAAAGTACATCACCTATATATGATGCCATTTCTATAAACATTGTCCCCGGACTACCTTCAGTAAAATCTGTTACTGTTTCTGGGTAATATACCTCAGCTAGGTTAATTAATGCGTCCTTAAAATCAGTAAAATCTTTATTAAGGTAATTTATAGTTTTATCTCCTGTATTGCTGTTTGAGTATGCCATTAGTAATTAGATTCAAAGTCATTATTAGTAAAACTTAAAGTTACCGAGTCTTCCTCATCATTATTTATTAACGAGTAATTAATTGTAACAAATAATTTATGGCCTTGAAGGCCTCCATCTTTTAAAGATATATTTTTTATTTTTATTTCAGGTACGTGTTGATTTACTTGAGGAATTATATAATTTCTTAAATCGTTACCCGCTATTTCTGTTTGTTGTTCAAACAATCTATTTTTTAAACCCGCTCCAAATAAAGGTTGGTTTAATCTTTCTCCAGGAGAAGTTAGTAATACATTTAATAACTTAGATTTAACATGATCTTTAGTAGTATAGTCTAATGTAAATACCCTTTTCCTATTAAAAGGTAAACGAATCCCTACAGCAGTTTTTTCATTTATATCTACTGGATTTATTCTTATAGGTTTGCGGATTCTTATTGCCATTAGGGTCTAAAATGTTCTTTTTTCTTATCCATAGCAGCCATAATTCCACTATAGTCTTTATTCAAAAATTGATTAACAGGATCATTAGCATTAAATACTTCTTCAGCAGAAGGGGAAATTGCTGTTTCATTTAATAATGAATCTAAAGTTCCATTTCCTGTATTAAAAGAAGGCATTTGTTGTTGAATTTTTTGTCTGAATTCAGCTTTTGCTGCTTTATTTTCTTTTTTTTCTGCTATTACAGGTTTTACACCTGATAGTTCTTCCTTTAATAACGCTATTTCACGTCTTAATGCGTAATCGATTTCTTCTCTTACAACTTTTCTAATAATTTTTTCAAATGCATTTAATTTCATTTCTATTAGTTTTTAATAAATATTAACGTTTAAACCCTTTATACACTAAACTAGTACTACCTTCATTTCCTTCACCTGTTCCATAAGTATTTGCTAATACTGTGCTAGTTGGGTCTTCTTTTTCCCCATTCCCCCCACTAGGTTGTCTTTCAAAATATCCTGAAATATTGCTTCTATCTAATCCTAGATTATCTAAATCATCCTCAGTAAGGGTTTGTTCTAAAAAATTTTCAAAATTAACTAAAAACTTTTCTCTTAAATCTTTTAGTTGTTGGGTTCCTGTTTCTAAAGCATCTATACCTTGATTTAAAGGATTTGATAACTTATTAATTTCTTCATTAAAAAAAACTACAGTACCATCAATACTACCTAGTTGGCCTTGTATTTTTTTAATTATATCTTTAAAATCTTTTTTAAATAGTGTAAGATTTGAAATTATTGTACCACTAGCTACTAGTCCTGTGTTTGCTGCTAGTGCACCATCAATAAGTGGGATTATACCTTCTAAAACACTTGATAAATCGAATCCTATATTTCTAATATTTCCTATAAGGTCTAACTGTTGTCTAGACCCCTCTAATTTATTTTTTAAAGAAAAAAGTTGGCTTTCTTTTAAACTTAATTTATCTATCCCAGTATCAATTATCCTAACTGCTTGGTTAAATTTATTTTCTAGTAAGACTCTATCTTCTTGATCTCCATTTAAAATAGTACTTTCTAAATTATTTTTAAATTGTTCGGGAGAAGGTAATTCCTTTATTGCCTCTTCTTGTGCTCTATTTTTAGCAGCAGAGATAATTTGATCTTTAGTTAAAAATAAATCAGAAGTAACTTTATTAATTGCATTATTTAGTAAGTTTTCTATCATCTTATAAATACTTTATCACTTTTAATACTATCTAATTTTTGTTCTATCCTTTCTAAATTAGAAACTAAAGATTGTCCTAAACTTGTATTAATACCCGGATTAGGACCCTGTAAACCACTTGTTTGGGGGTATTGTATTTTAAGCCAGGTCTTAAGTGATTCTATAAGATCCTTAAGAAGTTGTTCTAAAGTATCTCCCCTTACTGCAGGTATATTGGGGTTTTCACCATCTATTACGGGACCTATATATATTTTAGGGGTATTAATAAAAGTATCTTTACTAGTATTTATGTGGAACTCACCATTAGTTTTAAATAACATTAATTTATCACTAGAAAATATACTGTCATTACGTCCATTAAAAACTAAACGATCACTATCTACTAAAATTTGTTTTCCAACAAATAAATCTTCTTGTATAAATTCTACAGCCATTATGTTATATTAGGGTATTTTCCTTCTAAGGCAGATCCATTAGCTAAATCGTTATCAAGTTGAGCTTTTAATTCACTAGTTTTTTTACCAAATACCATTTGATAATGAGGTTTATCTACTATACTTTTCCAATCTCCACCCCATTCAAACCCTAAGGATTTACCTATATTTGAAACTGCGGTGTGGTCATAATTATAATTAACTCCTCCTCCAGAAGTAATTTCTACTAAATCAAATGCTAACCCAAAATTGTGATAACTACTTCCCCCTTTAGCATTTGTAACTATATCTCCACTAACTGTTCTACCTTTAGCATATAGGGCGTCTTGTTCAGCTATAGTCCTTAAAGCTTGGGCAACCCTTAAATTAATACCTAATTGTATTTGACATCTTAATACTAACTCTTTAGCAGGTCTTCTAATTAAAGGATGCAATGTATTAATTCTAGCATCAGTATATTTGGGGTCCCAAGTTGTTACTTCGTCTATATTTATATTTAAATCATCTGCTATGTTATTTTGAATTACATAGTTATTAGTAGGTACCGAATCCTCAGAGGGGTTTTCATATTCTCTAGGATCTTCAAAATGATATTCTTTTAATTCTATAAACCCTTCATCTTCTGCTGTTTCTAAAGCAGCAAAAACTGGATCATCTATATCTTCGGTTATTATAGGGGGTGGGGGCGGTGCTGGAGTAGTTTCAGTAACTGTTGGGGTTTCCTCGTCTTCAAAATCGACTTCTTGAGTAACATCACTAGGGGCTTCAGGTATTATAACCGGAGGGGCTTTAGCTATTTCTACTAAAGGATCTTTAACTTCAGTGTAAGTTGAATTTAAAGAATCTATATTATTACAAGCTGCTACTAAATTAATACTTTGATTAGTTAAAACATATATAGATGAAGGATCTAAATTTATATTTTCATTATTACCTTCCCCTACACTAATTATTATAGCTGGATCACCTATTGTAGGATTTCCATCTTCAACATCAGTAACATTATTGCTTATAAAGTTTTTTCCCTCAGGACCCGTAGATGTAAATCTAATTCTTTGACCTTTTCGACCTTCAAAAATTGAATCTCCTTCAGTAGGTGTAAGTGATCTTTGATTAGGATTTTCTTTATGATATTCTCCTAGTTTTATTTTATTTTCTTCAGATTCATCCAATCTAAATGTATATTCTCCTGTAGCTTGTTGGAATAAACTATAACGTGGGGCTCTTGAATCAGATCGACCCGAAGTATAACCTAAATCTCTTAGATAATTATCTAAGTTTTTACTTGCTATTTCACGAACGGGTGATCTAAATTCTTTTTTAAAAGTAAAATTAGGAGTACTAGCTTTATTTATTCTTTGAGATACCTGAGGTAAAGCGTTGTTTGTAGTATTATTATGAATATTTAAGGGAGGGTAATAATAATTAATTACATTAGTAGGATTTCCTCCTAAATCAGTATAATATTCATTAGTAACAGATTGTACAACTTGTACAATTTCTCCTATAAGAGGGGGAGAAAAATTATTTCTATTAATGGGTCTAGCTATAGGTAATGAATAAATTTCATTAGTTATTTCTTGGCTTTTTTCATCTACAAAAAAAATTACTCCAATACTATCCGGACCCACATATTTAGGATGATCTATGTCTAATATAATATCAACTACCCTTTTATTTTGACTTTCGTCTTTAGTAGGATTACTTCCCCCTATAGGAGCCCCAAAATTTTTATTTTTTACTAGGCTCATTTGCTACTTCTTCAGCAATTTGCTGTAATTGTTTTAGTTCTTCATCTGTAAGAAGAGCATCTCCTCCTCCGCTTGTACTACTATTGTTTAAACGTTGTAT